TACATTAAAACATTACCAGAAGAAAAATCTAACGATATTGTTATTGTAAATATCGGTGAAAACTCATTAGAAACTTTAGGTCAATTTCCTTGGCCAAGACATCACTATGCACAAATGATTTCTGATTTAAGAGAAGTCAATGCAGGCTATATTGGATATACTATTATGTTCCCAGAAGCTGATAGATTTGGAGGCGATAAAATCTTCTCAGAATATATGCAGGACAATGGGATTATCTTATCACAAGATGTAGATGCCAACGGAAGGGCAGACAGTGCACCGTATGTAGGGTATGCAACCTTTGGTACATCAGAACCCTTAGACTTTATATACAAATATGATGGTTTAGTTGCCAATATTGATATGTTAGAAAAGAATGCATGGGGTATTGGATTAATTAATGCTGCCCCAGAAGTAGATAATATCACAAGAAGAATACCTTTAATATCAAATGTAAAAGACCAACTCTATCCATCATTTGCTTTAGAAATGACTAGACTTACATTTGACAATTTATCTTATACAATTAAAGCAAACGAAGCTGGTATAGAAAGTATAGTTGTAAGACCATTTGAAGTACCTACAGACAGTGATGGTTCTATATGGTTAAAATGGAATACAAAATTTGAAGAAATAGAATACGAAAAGCTAATGCCTGGTATAGAAAATTTAGAAGGCAAGACAGTTATAGTTGGTGTAACAGCAAAAGGGTTAGCTAATCAGATACCTACTCCTGGTGGGTTGATGTATCCAGCCCAGCTTCAAGCCTCAGCTCTGCAAACAATTCTTTCAGACAATCCGATTTCTCGTCCTGTTTGGTCTGATTCAATAGAAATACTGGTAAGTTTAGCTCTTGCTCTTCTGTTGATTTTACTTGTATATCACGCACCGATTTGGGCGTCTGGTCTTGGTTTCGTTGTTCTTTGTGTTGGACAAGCCGGATTGACTTTTTATATCTGGAATAAATTTTATATACTCCTCGATCTTAGTTATTCTCTAATATTATATATAATTTCTTTTGCTTCAACGAGTTTTAATAACTTCTATAAACAATTTGTATTAAGACAACAGATAAAGAAACAATTTGAAACATACCTTGATCCAAGACAGGTAGCACTATTACAGAAAGACCCAAGCAGATTAAAGCTTGGTGGTGAAAGAAAAGAGATGACATTTATGTTTATGGATATTGTAGGGTTTACTCCAATATCAGAACACTATAAAAATAACAATGACCCAGAAGGGTTAGTAAAAATTATAAATACTTATTTAGACCGTATGACCAAAATTATTTTAAACAATGGTGGTACAATTGACAAATACATGGGTGATTGTATAATGGCTTTCTGGAATGCTCCTTTGGACGAACCAGACCATGCAGATAAAGCAATACAAACATCTATTGAAATAGAGAGAGAAGCAAATGAACTTATTAATGAACTTGAAGAAAAAGGTTTACCTCGTATTGATGTTGGGATTGGTATCAATTCCGGCACTTGCATCGTTGGAAACATGGGATCAGAAACTAGATTTGACTATTCCGTCATTGGAGATGCAGTCAACTTGGCAGCTAGACTCGAAGGACAAACTCGCAATTACGATGGGGTTCGAGTGTTGTTGGGACAAGAAACTTATAAACTCTGTAAAGCAAGAAAATTCACAGAAGTTGATAGAATTCTCGTTAAAGGAAAAAAAGAAAAGACTACGATTTATACAAATCAAGAATGAACCTAGTGAAGCTCAATTAAGATATTTCTGGTTTATTAATATGGTTGATATGGGTGGGTCATATTACTATACAAGAAACCATCCTAATATAAAAGAAGGTAATTTTTTTTTACCAGATAAACCAACCGCAGCAGAATTCCTATTACAAAAAGGTCTTACTACTCCATTCGTTGCTCAAAATGCTGAAAGAGGCCAACTTATGATTATGAATGCAATCATTACAATTGTTGTTTTAAAAAATCATTATCTCTATGAAACCACATCTAAGTGTGTAGGTCCAAACGGTGGTGCTAACTACAATGCCAATGGTACTTGTTTCTATCAATAAATAACACAAATCCTTAAATACAATTAGTTATGTTACAGTTGTGTGACAACTGTGTAACAATTGTGTGAACTCTTCCAAAAACCGTTTACACAGCGGCCAAAACATGGTATAATATAACTATAAATTTGATAAGGAGAAAAAAATGATTTATAACATAATAGTAAAAAACAAGATTTCAAAGGAATCTAAGTATAGCGCATATAGCGTGGATAAAGTAATTAACTTTTTTAGAGACGATTTAGGATATTGTCTTAACCCGGTCCAAGGTTCATATAACAAATTTTGGATGTCAGGTAAATACATCAAAGATGAAGTTGGTGGAAGTTATAAATCAGGATTTATCAGTGGTCCTAAGTATTACAAATTAGTTGTAAACGATAGAGACTTTGGAATAGAATCAAGTGGTGATTTAAATGGATGGCAAATGGCCGGAATCATCAAACAAGAAATGTTTGAAAAATTAAGGAGTGCAAAATAATGAAAGTAGTAATAAAAGGAAACCCAATAATTAAAGGTATAGTACGCGATGATTGTATCATACAAATACCAGTACCTGCAGAATTGCAAGACCTAGCTTTACAATATAAAGGTGATGGTGTTGCATGGGACCAGATGTGTAAGAGATTACCATCGTTTGGATTTATGAATCCGATTGGCAAAATGTCAATAAACTATCTAGTAATAGATGGAGTGGAAAAAGTATTCCACTAAAAATAAACAGGAATCGAGGAAGAGCTGTAGATGGTTGGTTGTTGTGAAGCTCTACGAGATAACCTTAGTAATGATTGTTTTAAAATCAATTAAGACGTGAAATATGGCGTTGAGATTATTACAAGAAAAGGTTAACAAAGAAGTGATAGAAATTTTGTATAAGCAATTGGGATGTCATGGTAAACGAGATTCTTTATGGTCGTTAGCTATCGACCTAGATAAAATTCAGGTAAGGCCTGACTTAGAAGGACACGCTGTCGAACTTGGGGTAATACCCAAGCCATTGAAACGCCAAAAAATCTTATGTGACAATTGTGTGACAATTTAAAAAAACCGTTGACAATTGCAGAAATACGTGATACTATAGACATATAAATTAATAATGATAAGGAGAAAAAAATGAGTGATTATTATAACAATGACGACCTAGCGGATCAACTAGATGACGTCTTAAAAAAATTAAGTAAAATGGAAGATAAGCTTGATCAGCTTATCAAAATAAACGAAGATATGGAGGCGAATCAATAATGGATTACATTAGATTTGAAAACGTCTCCGAAGACGTATCTTACGCAATAGGCTCTTCTCTTAGAGGCTATATTAACGAAGTAACTACAAACCAATTGATTGCTATGTTTGGTGAACCAAGCAGAGTACCTTCTGGCGATGGTAAAGTCCAAATGGAATGGATTATTAAAACTAAAGTCATTGAAGAAGATGGCAATGAAATTGATAGTTGCTTTACACTTTACGATTGGAAAGGTTCAGCACCTTCTGATGATAATGCCGAATGGAGAATCAATGTTGGCGGTAGGTCACAACAAGATTATTGGAATGTATTTGATGCATTTGATATTGCTAACGAAACAGATTTCTTATATGCTTACGATGGTGATGGCAAACTATGTCAATCCAAAGAAGGTTTTAACTTACATTTATTAGAGATGTGCAAAAAGGAGGCAGCAAATGGATAGAACAGATTCTTACGTAATGACTGCTTATACTGCTTGTGCTGGTGATATGTTAGAAATAAACACAATCAGAAATGTAGTTAAATCAATAAACAAACAAAATAAAAATGCAGAGAGGTGGCATAATAACCATCCAATGAATGATGACCTTGCGACCTTTCCAAGATATCGTGTTTCATTAAAAGGTAGGTATGGAAAAAACAATCCAAACTATTGTTCATGGAGAGGAAAGAATGGTTCAGTACCTTTAGAACATGCAGAAAGAGTGGATGTATATATTCACAGGAGTGATTCAAGATGGTAATGAACTTTGAACATATTGCAACTCGTATACCACTAAACGTACGAGTTGACATTTGGAATATTATATTATATAATATAGGATTAAAGAATAGAGCTATTAATAATATAATGGACGAATACGAAATTAGTGATTATGAATATTTTTATGAAGGAGTAACTTATGGGTAAAGCATTTGATGAAATCAGAGCTCAGCTATTAGCTGAAAAAGAAAAATACGAGGCAGAAAAAGAATTTAAAGAAACTGTCAAACGAGTCTATTCAAGACCAAAAGATTATGGTCGGCTTACAAAGTCTGTAAAGAAAGCTGAACATCTGGCAGCAGGTGGTTTAGATTTACACAAAGACGAGAATAGACATCATTCAAAAGAAAGTACTGATAGATGGCTTAGCGGTACTTCTTATATGGAAACTTATGAAGCCATGAGGAGTCAAGATGAGTATTGATTATTTATTACAGCAAGTTATATTTATGCTGCATGTTTTAATGGGAGCCTGTTTTTGTGCAGGTGTTTATCTATTAGTAGATTGGTTTAGAAAACTATGAGATTATTAGAAGCTAATTATGGAGACGTTAGAGTATTTTCTGAAAGACCATTTGGATATAAAAGATATATCGTTGAATGGGAAGATGGTACTTTAACTATGTACTCTGGCTTATGGTATAAGAAAGAAACAATATTAAAAATGATTGAGGAGAAATTAAATGACTGAACACAAAGCAACAGTAATACGTCAAGCTAAATTATTATTAGCTGAAGAATGGGCAAAGGGAGTAAGTGAGATACATACATTTGATACTGAAAACTGTAGAATGGCTTATGATACACATCCAGAGGATGGCAGAGTAACAGATACTAAATACCATGATGGTCGTATAGAAAGAACAAAAGATGGTAAACTACTAAGAACTTTTGGAGATAACTTATTAACAGGCGATGATTTAATTGCACAATGGGAAAGATTTGGACCAGCAGTTGACATCAACATTTAGTTGTGTTATAATATAATATTATGGGAATGACAAGTTTTTACATGGGTTCACTAAGGTATTCACCTTGTGGAAGAAAAAGAAAAAATCATCATGCAAATGCAGCAAAGAAAAAGATGATTGCTTTCAAGAAAATAGATACACAACAATCTGAATTAGATAGATTGAGAAAAGAACAAGATAAACAATACAAATCTATTATGGAAGAAGCTATTAAAGATGGTACTTGGATATCTAAATCTGGTGATACCGCAAAGAAAGAAAATCCAAAATATACAGGAACACTAGTAAAAGGTATTGCAACAATGCATAAATCAAATGCGGTACCTGTAATTAGTCAGCAAGAAGCTGAAGACATTGCAAAAATGAGGAGAGGATAATGAAGTGGTTTTTAACATTGATATTTGATTTCTGGACTAAAATTTTTGAATGGTCTTTTAAGCTATTAGGATTGTTTATGATTTTATATACAATCGTATACTTGTGGACAGGTGGAAACATATGAAAGGATATGGTTTTTATAACGGTAAAATATAAGGTAGGGTTATTATGATAACAGAACAAGGAAGTAAAAATATGATTTCAACGTTTCAACGAGAAACTATGACATCAGATTTATTTGAAATGAATGGAGTATATGGTTGTGACTATTACAAAGATGGAGTATTACTCGCAACAGAATTATATGCAGGCAAAAGTATACACTATGCTCAAAGTGCTGCAGAGAATTACGTAGATGGAATTAAACAAGTTTAAACGGTTGACCGGAGTTTCCAACTCCTTATCATTAACTTCGGTTGACCAATTTTTATATATATGATTATGGCAAGAAAAAAGAAAAGACACGGACCCTCCTTAGAGGATCAATACTTAGGCGCAGAACCAAGTTACGGACCACACAATCCTATTGAAGATTCTGAAAAAACAAAAGAATTTGATAGAGGTGTTAAGTGGTTTTATTATTATGAGAATAGAAAGAAAGCACACACTGCTATTTTACACTATGCTAAGCATGACCTTAAATTAACTCAAAAACAATTAGGTAATTTAAATAAAAATCCTGTATGGAAAATTAATCAAGCAAATTATAAACCTATTGCAATGCATCAAGCAGGCTGGGTTGGAGCTCCTTTAAACTTAGAACCCGTTAATCAAAGATTACGTGATTTAGTGAAAGAAGGTGAGAAAATCAAGTTGGAGAAACTTAAAGAGAGCCCACCAAAGCCTGTGATTTCACCCCAAGAAAGAACAAGAAGAAAGGTAGTTGAAACAATATGGAGTGATTGGGATTCTACAATAGTAGAAGGCTGGTTTACTGAGAACTTTACACAAAAGTTTTCTGCTTATAATAGATTTAGAGGTCATGGATTAAAAAGTAATTCAATTAATATCTTTAAAGGTATGTTAGAAACAGAATACAATAATATTAAAGAAGCTTATGAAAAAACATGTGAACAATGTGTAGAAGCATATGCTCATATCAGTAAAGGTAACAAGAAAAAAATACTTAAACAATTTGAAGAAGTATTTGCTGATTTAGAAAAACTGAGAACATCATTTAAAGCTACAAGAGCACCAAGAGCATTAAAACCAAAAACATCAGATAAGCAAGTTGAAAGATTACAATACATGAAAGAAAGTATTGATGATAAACTTGTTTCAATTAACCCTGTACTAATACCAGGTAGTCATAAGCTTTATGTTTATAATACAAAGCAAAGAAGATTATTTGAATATACAACAGATTCAATTCATGGATTTGAAGTTGCTGGTACCACGATTAAAAACTTTGACGATGAAAGTAGAGTAACAGTTCTACGTAAACCAGAAGAAATATTACCACAGATTTTAAATAAAACTGAGAAGCAAATAGAAAAGGTTTGGGGTACTATAACAACTAAAATCAATAAACCAACAGGAAGAATTAATGCTGACTGTATTATAATGAGAGTATTTAAAAAATGACAGAAGTAGTTGAACAAAAGATTATGACAAAGAAACGATTTTCACTAGCAGTTGAAAGTTTAGTATCAAGTCATAATATGAATTACATAGATGCAGCAGCACATGTAGTACAAGAGAAGGGATTAGATTATAAGTCAATGAAAAGACTAATGACTGATTCACTCAAAGCCAAGATAGAGGCTGAGGCTAAAAGCTTAAATCTATTAAGAGTAAAAAAGACAAATAAGTTACCAGTATGAAAGACCCATTTGAGTCTTACAAATTATATAATTCACTCAAGCTACACTTTGAAACAGATAGCTATGATGCAATAAAATATAATTTTAAAACATCGGTAAAACCAACTTCTTTTTTTAAAAGAAAAGATAAATACTTTTTTGCTAAGTTAGCGAATACATACGATAATCTTTTAGATTTCTATGTCGCTAATTTTAAACATGATGTTAAGTATGTCGGTGATATGCTTAATGAACATGGTGAAAGATATTATCGTGAACATAAGAAAGTATGTGAAAGTTTAACATA